GGATAAATTTTTAAAACAGGTGTACTTAATCTTTGTAAATAATATTGTGTAGGTCTAGCTTGTGTAGTTTTATTTGAAATTGCTGCATAATCATTTAATCCTAGAGCAGTCATAGCATATTCAGTGCCATCACTTATTTGAATGTTTGCATTAATTAAATCTACTGTATCAGCAGGTAAATTATATTCAGTTGTGCCAGTTGTAATAGCTAAAGTTTTATATTCTACAGTCCATTGATTATAACCTCTGTTAGCCCAATCACTAAACATTATATTTAAACTTCGTCTAGCGGATCTTACATCATAACCTAAAATAGGATCACCACCTATTCTGTCATAGGCTTCTTGTATTACATCATTTACTGTTAAAGTAAAAGTAGAAGTTCCTGATAATGCCATATTTCTCCATTACGCAAAAAATGCTGTCACACCATTAATAGTTGCTGCATTTCCTGCACCAATTGTAGATGAAACTTGTAAACTTGTTTTAAATTTAATACCTTCTGCTGGAAGATTTAATTGTACTGTTGAAGCTCCAGCTGCTGCATTACCTGTTTCTATATCAAATACATCTGTTCCACCGTCTTTCCATGTGAGAGTACCAGGAGTGTCTGTAGGTTCCACTATAAAACCTTTTAATCTCATTGGTCCTCCAAAAATAGTAACTGTAGTGGCAACATTTGAAGAAGTATTAGATAATGCTGCTTGATTTTTACTTACAACATTTATATCTGATCCTGCCATAATTTCTCCTAAATTAAATTATATTTTTTTAAGTCTTGATATAGTAAAGCAATTCTTTCATCTTGTACATTAGAAGGTTTTAAATACTCTGCTTGATAAGCTTTAGCTTGAGTTGTTCCCATATCTAAAGGCGTTTGATTCAAATTTACAGCAGCTGGTAATTTACCTTTATTTTCAATAGTTGTAGTTCCACCACTTCCACTAAATGTTTCTATTACTTTTTCTATATTTTTTAATTTTTTTTCTAAATCATCTTCTGATTCTTTTTTTTTATCTTTAGTTTCTGTTTGAATAACTTCAGTTGTAGATTCATCAATAGTATTTTCGTCATCTGTTTTATCTAATACTATTGGTTTTACTGATTCAGCTGTACTTCTTTCTTCTTTATCTTCAACATCTGTATTAGAATAATCAATATTCTTTAAAGCATTACCAGTATTTTTTAAAAAATCTAAATTAAATTCCATAGTTTTATGAGGGCCCGAAGGCCCCCTTTTAAATTATTATACTATTGTAAATGTTCTTTGCAGACCATTATCTTGTGCATAAGTAACAGAAGTTGTTATAGATCCTGTATTACCATTACTATTTGCTGCAGAAAATACACCGACAACTTTAATATCAGATGATCCAACATTCGCCATTAAACCTAAAGCAGCAGCAGATTGTGATGTTCTACCTAAAGCTTTAGCATTTGCAGCAGCAGTAAAAGCTGTTGCATTCGAAGTTGTACCAACAGAAAAAGTTGCAGCACCAGTATCGTTAGATACTTCTGTAACATCAACATGTACAAATAACACTTGTGAATTAGCTGGAATTACTGCAATATTAGTATTTGCAGATGCTCCAGTTATATTTATGTCTTTACCCTGTACCATTGTTACATGGCCAGTATTTTTTACATTTGAACCTAATGTAGATCCAGTTGTTTCGTTAATCGTTCCCGCTTTAATTGGTCCCGAAAATGTAGTTGTTCCCATAGTCTACCTCCTTAGTAGTCTGCTTTCGCAGTCGTAGGGTTAAACACTAGGCGTATTGCTACGCCTAGTATTAAGATTTTATTATGCTGCGCCTTCAGATCCGTATACACCTCTCCAGTCTGTAAAACCGAAGCTGTATCTTTCTCTGACTTTGTATCTTAGGTTACCAGTTTCAAAATCGCCTTCAACAGCTTTTTTGATTGGTGCTCTAACAAAGTGTTTCATTCCATCTGGGCAATCAGTTAATATGAAATATTGATCAGGGTCAGTAAATCTTTGATTTACTACAACACCTTCAGGGATCATACCCATATTTCTCATTGCGTTGATGTCATTGTCAGCAGTTCCTGGTCTAAGATTAGACTTAAGGATTCTTTCTGCAATAAACACCAATTGAGGTGGAACCGCAAGTTTTCTTCCTGATAATGCAATAGGTATGCTTCTATCATCAACAGCAGTTGAGATTTGTACTAAAAGTGTCTCTAAAGACGTTTCAGATAAATCCGCAGGTGTTGCTAAGATGTTAGATGCAGTACCACCGCCACCAAGTGGATGTAACGCATCAAGTAAAGCTTGACCGTCACCACCTAATGAAGTAGTTGTTGCATTATTAAAGATGTTTGCACCTTTGATCTCTTTAGTATGTTGCATTGATCTTGCTAGTGCTCTTGCGTATTTAGCGCCTAGAGAACCGTACAAGCCATCTTCTTCAGCTTCTTCTGTAATCGCAAAAGCTAAAGCGACAGTTTCATGCACATATCTTGAGACAAAGCCTTCTCTACCAGAATCATAATTGATCATGGCACCTTCAGCTTTTGTTGGTGCAGCACCGAATCCGATCATTTGTACATCTTCTTCGAATGCTTTCATTGATTGCTCTGTAGAATATAATGATCTCCATTGTTCTGGATATCTGTCATATTCCATACCAAACACGGTATTTAAACCTAGATTGAGCTGTTTGGTAAAAAGTGCTCTATTTAAAGCCATTTTTTAACTCCTATTATTAAGGTTATATACCAGCGTTCTGAGCACCATAGAAAGATAGATTTATTACTACCTCTACATCTGCGTCAGCCCCAACTGCATTATTTGGATAATCAATTAATCTTAGTATTCTCAAAACTTTGCTTGTTGCAGCAAGAGTTGAAATGTCTAACTCATCAGTTGAGTGTCCGTAAACAGAATTTAATGTTCCGATAGTAACATTCGCAAGTTCTCCAGCATTAGCTGCTGCGAAAGTTCCGTTACACTGAACTCTGTAGGTTATATTTGGATCATCGTACACATAAGCTTTGGCATTAGCCGCATCTTTTGTTGCTGTACCAGTAGTCCAAACTTTTTCAAATTTAACATTGCCATCGGTATCAATATATTCAACGCCATAAAAAACACCCAGAGCTGTTCCGCCTGCTGTGCCTCTTATAAGTGTACCACCTGAATTAAGTGTTACAATATCTCCTGATGCCATTGAACCTGTTTGTCCATTAGCAATAGGATATTCGTTAGGTCTGATAACGCCGCCTGTTAAATGTCTTAGTGGGACAAATCCCACAGGTGCATTTACATTTGCCATTTTTTAGTCTCCTAGTTTAGTTTAATTGCCGTCCGAACTAACTGTTGACTTAAAAGTTCTTTGAATAGGTTGACCTGGTGTTTCTGCACGGTTCATGTCTTGTTCGACTGATGTCATTAAATTTTCAGTCATCTGAGCATAATACTCGTTTCTTTGTTTTACCATGTTTGTAGGCATTTCACAAAGTACCATTCCTTCTATTCCTATATGCCCTGCAAATCTGCCATGTTCAATCGTTGGAAAATGTTGAATTTCCTTGACCGTTTTAGGATCACGAGGTACCCAACCTTCTCTCAACCGTTTAGCTACATTCGTAGGAGTTTCCTGTCCTAATACCATTGTTGCAATCCATCTTTGACTGAACCCTGGTCTTGCTTCAGGAGCTTCTAATAAGTTACTCGGTCGCCAATTCGAAACTTTTGCTTTTTCAGCTCTAGTTTCATTGTTTATTTTATTATCATTATTTTTCATGTCAGGCTCCTTTCTATTGTCCTGTATCGCTAAAGCTTTTTACTTCTTTAGCAAACCGTTTTAGTGCTGCTTCATCATTAATGTTAATGCCAAAGTTTTTAGCAGTGGCAAGATCATCACTGGTTAGCTTAACTCTATTACTTGATGATCCTTTTTTACGAGATACACCAGCAACTGGAGATTGCACTCTATTATTTTTTTGTACTACATTTTGTTCCGCTTTGGAAGTGTTTTCTTCTGATTTATTAAAATAAGGAAGACCACTAGCTTTTAATCTTTTAGTCATTTCATCATAATATCCAGGATCATGCACATCCCAACCTTCTTCTGTTAATTCAGCATCAATTCCATAAGCCATAGCTGTTTCTTTTCTATAACCAGGTTTATTAAACCATGTTGAATTTTCTTTTACCCACTCGGTGGCTAAAGGCGGAGCTTTCTTGTCAGTTTTTTCAGCAGGTTTAGGTACTCTTGCAGCATAATCTTCTGTTTTAGTCATTTGACTACGAATTTCTGCCATACTTTCATACAATTTAACTTGTTTGTCAGTATTACCTTCTTCTATTGCTTGTTTTAATTCATTAGAAACACTAGAAAGTTGATTACTTAATGATTTATTAGCTATATCATATGTCTTTTTTTCCATTTTAGACATTCTTTCTTCCATTTCGACAAGTTTTTGTTCTGCTTCTGCTCTTTTAGCTACTTCTTTCTGGATTCTTTTACGAACTTTAACAGAATAAGGCATATCATCCGAATATTCTGGAACTTTTTTTTCTTCCAGTTTAATCTGTCTTTCGTTTTCGTAAGTTTTATCTACATCTGGTTCTTTTTCTGTAGATTCAGTAGAAGTTTCTTCTTGTTGTTGTTGTAGTTTTTCTAATGGATTTAAAGGTATATCTACCTCTTGTCCTTCTACTACTTCATCAAGTTTAACTTCTAATTCTTCTTGTTTTTTTTCGTTCTCGGGCATAGTTTCTCCTATGTTGTCATTAACTATTGTTAATGTATGTTATAATTGTTGAGTTACTACTTCTGGATTTTCCAAAGTTGCAATAATCTCATCATCATTTAATAACACCATTTTTACTTTTTGTACAGAAATTCTAGCTCCTGCATATCTACCAAAAATGACCCAATCTCCTACTTTACACCAGGGTTTTTTTCTATCGCTATAACATTCGTCACCCATAGCTATTACTTGACCTACACTATTTAAGTAAGATTGATCATCTTTACTAGAATCCGTTAAAATTATTCCACCTTTAGTTTTTTCTATTACACCTCTAGGTCTTATTAATATTCTATAACCTACTGGTTGTGGTATTTTTTCTGGTGTTGGAACATCATTATCTGTTGCCCATGATTCATTACTATTCATCTTCTATATCTCCTCCTTTTTTATATTGTTCAATAGTTTCATTTATAATACTAAAAGCTTTATCTAAACCTTGTCCATATCCATAGACACGTTTAAATTCCGATATATTATCTACACCTTTATTTAATAAATTTTGTGATAATTCTTGTTTATGATCTTTTATTTTTTTTTTGATCGCTTGGATCAGTCGTTCCATTATTTCCTTTTCTAAAAAAATTTAATGTTTCATCAAAGTTTTTTTTTAATGTATTTGAAGCAATAGCAAATAAATGTGGTTTAACTGTTTTAATAGAAATGTTTTTATTTTCTAAAAACTTTTTTGCTTGTCTTATTACTTCTGGTTTTGCAGCCATTAATCTTTTTTCTTATCTTCCCTTGCAACTTTACTTGCAACCTCTACTATCTTCGCTTTAGATTCAGCATCTTTTCTCATGTTTTGTTTTTCACTTTCTTTTACACCTTGCATAAATCTAGCTTTTCTAATATTTAATTCTTCAGCTTTAAGTTGTAGTTGAGCTTGATCTTTTTGTGCTTCTAATTGTTGTTTTTGTTCTTCTTCATTAGGTGGCATACTACCCATTAATTGTTGCGCAGCTTGTGCAGCAGTTGCTGCTATTCTATTTTCTTCTTCAATACTAATTTCTTGTGATGGTTCATCCATCAATTCTCTATTAAAATCTCCTGAAGAAATAGGATTACCAGGAGGAACAGATGCTTGCATTTGTTGTTGATATAAATAAGCCATGTGTTGACCAATGTGAGCTAACATTGCTGGATATAATCTTTCTTTAGCTTCAGGGTTTCCACCAAACCTTGGATCTTGAATAAATTGTGAGTGTACAATTATATGAGCTTGATGATCTTGATCTTCAAATACTTTAATAGGTTTACCATTTAATAATGCCATATTTTCTGATACTGGATCACGTCTAGGTGTTTCTTCATCTTCTATCATTAAATCCATATAGTCAGGAATATTAAGAGCTTGTAAAAATCTTCT